CTTGTGTAAACCCTTGACTCTTGATGAAGCCATCAATGGCGTTCCGGGATCATTATACATGGGACCATTCAAAATGGACACAGCAGCAGGAGTTATGAATAAGCACCTTAGTAAGGTATGCTGTAATCATAAAGCCATTGATCGTCGATTTGATAGATACTTCGCTTTGGAACGTCATGGTCGTAAGTACTCTCTATATGAAGAGACCCTTGATTGGGACAATTATCAGAAAGATAATCCCATATTCAACGGTTTAACATCACGGAAAGTACTCATAGCTAATGACATTCAAGATATAGAAAATTTCTTATTTCAAACCATGTTAATTGGTTGGAAAACTAAGACCTCTTTCTATCGTGATCAATTCCTCGACACTTTCCAACAGGAAATTGGAGGAGATTGGTATCTTGAATATCCAAGAGAACCTATTCATAACAATCATGTGAAAACTCATGCAATCATTGAACCTCTTAAGGTAAGAATGATTACTGTAGGAGCAGGAGAGAATTGGGCGCTTAAACCGCTACAAATAGCTATGTTTAATGCACTTAGTAAATTTCCTGAATTCCTACCATGCTTTACACCTGATTATGATGATCAGATAAAAGAAATGAAGGATCTACCGGGAAAATGGTTATCAGGAGATTACTCATCTGCTACTGACGGACTTCATTCATCAATGATGAATGTTGTTGTCACAGAAATGTGTAATATCTTGGAAACCTATTATCCAGAACTTATTGCTTATGTTCTTATGGAAGCTTCACCACATACAGTGAAATATCCTTCATGGACTCAGATTGAACCTATAGTACAGACCAATGGTCAACTAATGGGTTCTCTCTTATCTTTCCCTATTCTTTCTTTAGTTAATGCATTTACCATTGGTAAAGCAACTGGAAAAAGTTTAGGAGAAATACCAGCTTTAATTCATGGAGATGATGTACTTGCGAGGATTAATAGAGATTCTATCAATCGTTGGAAGACCATCGCTCCACTTGTTGGACTGGAACTGTCTATAGGGAAAAATTACATCTCGAATTCTTGGGGGTCTATTGACTCTCAAGTTTTCTATGAAGGTGTAAGAATCTCACAGTGTGGTAAATGGAAAGGTTTAGGATCAAATCACTTAGAATCGATTCCCCTTTTATTGAAAAGAGGTTTCCCTAAGGGACTTATTGTTCGTAAATTTAAACAGAGCTTGACGAAATCTCATAGATCTCTCGAAGTTTCTGTTGATTATGGCGGACTAAATCCTAATCCTGGTCATCTTCCCCAGACACCTACTGATCATGCACAATATGTGACTTCATTGTCACGTTCTTGTAAGATTAGAAAGGTGGCTGATATGGAGATGGC